CGTCCTGAGCCGTGATGTTGAGCTGGTCGTAACCGCTGTAGGAAGCGGCACTGCTGTTGAGCCCCGTCATCAGCGGCTGCACGATCTTGTGGCCGCCACCGACCATCTTGATCTGCCCAGCCTGCTTCAAGAAGTAGAAGAAGGGGCGAGCCGTGAACACGTTGTCCACGAGCTTGGGGATGTGGTGGGCGAGCGTGGTGCTCAGGATTGTGTCGTAGTTAGGGTTAGACACTTTGGTTCCTCTCTAGGTCGAAGTGGGTAGTTGGCTACCCGCCGTGTTCCTTCTTTGCTGCCAGCCACGCATCCCGAATCGTCATGCCACCCTGCGGCGTTGCCGCCGTGGAAGCCCCAGTTCGGCTGCCCCCTTGGGAAACAACCTGAGCTTCACGCTTCGCTTGGACTCGCTTCTGTTCCTCCTGGCGGCGGGAAACCTCCGCCTGGAGCCTGTCGAAATGCAGCGCCTTGAACGCTGCGGTCACGTCAGGGAAACCGTTATCGAGTGCGAAGCGCAGAACCTCACCCTGGTCAAACTCCCCGTACTGCCCGTGCAGTGTGGTCAGTTCGTTCTGGATTCGTGCCTGTGCCGCAGCGACTTCCTGCTGCTGACGCCACTGAACGAGTTCGTCCAGGCGAGGATCGTTGACCGATGCGGGTGCACTGGTATCGGACTTGTCCTCCCCCCACCACCCGTCATCGAAATCCGATGCCGCTTGGGGTGCGGGGGCAGGGGCCTGATTCGTCAGTGGCACTCCATACGCATCCGCAATCGCCTTGATCGTCGCTTGCGGATCTCGTTGCAGTGCGGCCTGTAGAACCTCTGCGTTTTGCAGTTGTCGTCGCTGCTCTGCGAGTTCCTGCGTTTTGCGGGTGTAGTCCGCTTGGCGCAAGTACCCACTGCGGGCTTCGTCAACGGTGATCGGTGCTCCGTCGATCTCAAAGATCCCCTCGACGGGTTCCGATTCGTAGTCGGTTGCCTCAGAAGAAACGTCGGTTTCAACACCCCAACTTGCCGACTCGTCGGTGTCGAGGCTTGTTGCAACTTCGGTTTCAGTGATGGTCGTGTCCATCATCCTCCTAGAGAGTGTCGGGCGACTTGTTCTCTAATAGGAGGGAAGAAGTGTCCCACTCGGGGGTGCGGCTACAGACTGAGGCCGACCTGGGATTCCAGTTGCGTCAGGATCTCGGGTGGAACTCCACCCATGCCTGCCGATGGGCCCACGGGCGACACTGCCTGGGTGCTCGGCTGGCTCGGATCGCCCGTAGGCGCCCCAGGGCCAAGCATGGGGGCTGGGGCCGCCACCATGACCGCCTCGGGGTTTTTGATACCGAATCCGTTTTGCAAGACGTGCTTTGCCAGGGCGGCGGGGTCGATGACCACGCCGACCAGGGGGGCAACAGCGTTCATCAGGCTCATCGCTTGCTGCTGACGGAACGCCTCGTTGTTTGGCTGGGTTGAGCCAGCTTCCACCTCGAAGTCGAACTCGCCGTAGATGTCGGAGTAGTCGAAGGAGAAGAAGAACGCTTCGCCACCAGGGCCGTTGACTCGCACGGTCTGCTCTACGGTCATGTACTGCTGGAGCAGTTGCATGACTTTGCGACCCACTCGGGCGATGGCGCCCTCGATGACCGCCAGCTTGTCGGCAGCACGGGCGTTGGCAGCATCTTGGATCATCGCCGCCTCGGTGGCGGTGCGACGGATCTCGGGGCTGGCGCCACGGGCGTATTCGTTCACCCCAGAGATCGTGTCGATGTCCTGCTCGATGGTTTGGCTGTAGCCGTACAGATCCGCAGACATGGAGGTGATCGGGAGGGGCACCACGGTGTCCCCGAGCGGCACATCTTCCTCGACGGGGACCATGACCCCATCGGTGTCGTCGAGCAGAGCTTGGCGGCCCTGCTCGTTGAACGCCGACTCACGGAACAGCCATTTGCGGCTGTACTTCCGCCGATGGTTCATCATCTGCGAACGGGTCTTGTCCAACTCCAACTGCGGCCCTTCCAGCATTTCCAGGTCGCCAATGGGGTAGAACTCGTCGGGCACGTCGTAGTTGCGAATCATCACGAATGGGTGACCAAACGCATACGGCAGCGGTGACGTGTCAATCAGGTAGTCGTCCGACGACTCCGAGAACACACAGATCGTGCGCCGCTTTAGGTCGTAGAACTCCCAAATGGTGACCCGCTCAGCGTCAGAACCAATCATCTTGCGCTGACGGGACGTGAGGTTGTCGTGGAGGATGGAGCTGTCAGGCTCCAGCCGCTTGCGCACTGACGGCTTGTACCGCTCGTCCTCACGGGCTTCCTCGATGGGACGGATGATCCGCTGGGCCACCCAACAGGCGTCCTCCAGGCTGGTCGCTTCGGGGTCCACAAACATGTCAAACGGGCTGACCCGCTCCACGAACGGACGATCCTCCAGGACCACTGACACCGTGCTGATCTGGTTGGCGGCGATGTCCTCATCGCTCGGCAGATCCGCAGCGTATTCGGGGTTTGCCATTGCGTAGTTGTCGAGCTCCGACTTGGCCGCCAGGTATTCCTCGGCGGCCTCGTCGGGGGTCATGTCCCGATCATCTTCAACGAAGCGGTACCCGACTTTGAGCCAGCCGTGGCCGAACGTCAAGAAGTCTTTGGCGGCTCGACGGAACGGGTCCCGAAAGTCGTAGGTGCGCCAGTAGTAGTTGATGACCGACTCAGCAATGATCGCTGCGTCGGCATCCTGGGGCTGCCGTGCGGCTACGGTGATCTTCGGGTAGTTGACGGAAATCGACGGGTAAATGACGTTGATCGTCGAGAATGCAATGTTGATCGCAATGCGGTCCTCGTCGGGGGTCCCAGGCGGGAAGTGCTTCCCTCGATACAGGTCACGCAGGCGGTTCCACAGGGCGTCGTATCCCTCGGATTCCCGATACTGACGGGCGTGGTCAATCCGCAGCCGATAGCGGGCCAAACGCTCCGACTTGTTCATCTTGGGCATCAGACCCACCGTTTCCCTACGGGTTCAGGGTTGTAACCGTTTTGGCGAGCGCGCCGAACGATGTCGTCCTGGTGCTCACGGATCGTTCCGCTGCGCCACAACTCCCCAGGACGAAGAACGCCAGCGCCCTTCTCGCGCATGTACCGCATTTTGTGGGCAAAGCACGGGCAGACCTGCTGAACGCAAACCTCGTAGGGTTTGCCGCAGCTCACTTCTTGCCGTGCGAGTAGCCCTGGGCGCCACCAGGTGACGCGAAATCGGGAGCAGCACCAGCCGAACCAACACGCTTTTCCCCACCAGGACCGCCAGGAGCGGCGAAAGCGGGAATGTCAGTCGTCGGGCTGCCAGGAACCTTGGAAGCAGCGCCAGGGCTGGCGATGGAATCACCCATCGTTGCTGCCACACCCAGCGTGGGCTTCACGCCTTCGCCAGTGGGGCCGTAGGTCTTAGCCATAGTTGTATGCACCTCTCTGATTGGCGTACCTATGAAGTGGGTCGTTTTGTCCCACTATCGAGAACTGCGGGTTGCCCCTGCACCGATAACCCACTTGTCTTGGTCGGTCTCTTCGCCAGCACGAGGCAGCGATGCCCACCAATCCAAAGTGAACTCAGTGTTGGGTTGCTCGTAGTACGGGCGGACAAATGCGTACTTCAACATCTGGTTCGCAATCGCCAGTGAGATCACACGGTCATCGTGGGGGCTGCCACTCATCCGCCCTTTGGAGTCCCGTGTGTACGTCTCCAACTCCGCCTTGGTGACTTCGCAGTACAAGAGCAGTTCGCCGTTGCGCAGGTTCGCCACCATCTCGTCGATCAGGATTGGCTTGGTCGCCATGTTGGTGTACCAGCCGAACCGCTGCTGCACCTCGCGCTTCACCGTGCCGAGCGACCTGGAGCGGAACAGCTTCGGGTAGTGCTCCTTGCGCAGTGCGGTCACGACCGTCAACCCGTGGTTGTTGGCCTCGGGGGCAATGAGAGCCGTGTTGTACCAGTACCCAAGGTGGATGAGCTCGTCAGCGAACATGTCGGGCGGGTAGTGCCCGTGCCAGTGGGCGACGACCTCGCCAGTGTTCGCAAGAATCACGTGGGCGCTGGAGAAGTCGCCATGCTCCAAGCCTTCGGCCACGTCCGCACCGATGACGTAGACGCCGTGCGGGTCGGGCTTCTGCCAGATCCGCAGCACGTCGTTCGCCCCAGGCAGGAAGAACCAGTCACGACCCCCCGCAATGCCCGCATCGGCTAGGTGCCCCTCATCAGGTGGCACCGCCTCGATGCGGTCAATGACTTCCTGGTCCAAGACGTTGCGCCCCGACTGGATGAACGCTTCACGTTCATTGGCGGGGTACTCCTGGGCGAGCTGCCATGCTGGCAGCGACGCCTTTTTGGCTGCGTACCAGGCTTCGTCACGTTCGCTGACCGCATCCCACCCAAAGAACTGCGTCTTGAACGGGTTCAGCCCCGCTTTGCCGCCAGTCCACAGTGTGTGAAAGAACTCGCCCCATCCGTTGGCGGTACTCAACCCGATGATGCGACCCCCAATGTCGGCCACGGGCTCGATGGACGCCCACGCATCGTCAGGGTTGGGCAGGAACGCCCACTCGTCCACGATGATGAGCGAAGCGGACGACCCACGGGCGGGGTCGGACGCAGAGGGATGGCTCGCAATCTTCGACCCGTTGGAGAAGATCACCTCAGTTTGCGTGTCGGACACCGCACGCACCCGTTTGCGCATCCACTCGGGCAGGTTGCGGTAGCCACGCATCGACTTG